TCTTTTAAAATAACGATCCATTTATCTACAATACCTTCAATACTCGCCTTATTTTTCCACGAAAGTTTGAGACCCTCGAGTGTGTACCCTTCGCTCCTGGGTTTTATACTATAAATCAAAAATATGATAAATAGAATGATAGCAATCAAAAGTATCATTTTATTTATACCAATATTTTTTATTCCTCTTTTATTTCAATTTCTGGTTTCGTATTCGAAGCTTTAGATCTACTCATAAGTACATAGACAAATATAGCCATGAAAATAGCGAGTGCCGAAAATATTCCAATTGCTTGGTAATCCATTTTTTTTATATTATGTTATAGTATAAGATAAAAAATGCGCGCTTTTACCACTGTCCTGATGGAAGCTTTATTTATCGGCCTTCTTTTACAAGGTTTAGTTATGGGTCTTACGAAATTCGTGTATAAGGGTATGGGTGTTCTGATTTTAGCAGGCGCGTTAATACATTTATTGTTCGAGTACTCGCCTTTCGGCAACATTAATGAAAAATGGTGTAAAATGATTTTTAATTAAAAATTTATAAGTTCATCTATAATCAGTGTTTTTTCATGTTCAAGCTCTTTTAATTCTGCAGACAATTCTTCGTATTGTCTATCTATATCATCATTGTAATCTTCAAGGTACGTTTTGAAAAAAAGACGCACGTCACCAACATCGTGTCCAGCATCAAAAAGTGACCCAACCGTATACCGATGTAATCGAATACCGAGTTCTTGTGCACGCCTTTTCACAGCTTCTTGGCGGACAACATTGGTTATATTTCGTCTATGTTTTAAGTTTTCCATTTTTTTTAATGTTTCGTGAATTAGTCTATTTACCTCAATAAGATTATCTTCCAATATATAATCACGTAAAGGTTCTGGAACAGGTGGTGGTGTTTGTATAGGTGGTAAATCCACGTGTACGAAATCCCCACGTCTTGATTGTGGTGGCGGTGTTGTATCATATATGGTAAGATCGTCGAGATTATCTCCAAAAGGTGGGAGTCTAGGAACAGGTGAAAAAGGTATAGGTATATCAACACGGCGGATTCTAAATTCTTCTTCGTCTTCACTTTCAGACTCAGATTCGTATTTGATATAATCGTGAATTTTCTTTATCGAGTCACACATTTTAAGATAATCACCTTCAGAAATTATCTTAGAATTGAGGTCGAGAGTTTGCATTAACGTGGTAAGAGCTTCCATTTTTAATGTATTAATTTTTATTTTGTTTTATTACAACTTAGGTGTGTTAATTTTCTTAAAAGTAAAAGGGCTTCGACAGCTTCGCCAATTTCACGGTGTTTCACACAAAACCCGTTTTTTCCTTGGCGACAGAGACAGTTTTCGTATACACAGTTTGGACGCATTTTCTTAATCATTTTTTTATCATCTCGTACTTAGGTTCTTATTTCACCTTCTTCGAGTTCGGAATCCGTTTCGTATTCACTTTCATTATCCAAATCGTCGATGTTTTCAGGTAATCCTTCTTCTAATATATCGTAATCGATTTTGTGTTCGATTTCGTAATCGTCTAAGAAATCGCGTAAAGAAATTTTATCATTGACATCGTATTCATCGTCTAAATATCGTTTCCAAAACGAAAGATTCTTTTTCGTAATTTTACTTGGAAACAGTTCAACCGTAAAATCCTCGTCTTTTTTATATCCACTCTGTTCGAGAATGTTCTTTTCACTTTCGATATACATATCGAAAAAGTTTTCTAAAACACCGTTTTGTTTAGGTTCGTAATAAAATTCAATAAATTGAGCTTGACCGTACGATGTTTCGAGTTTTTTATTAGAAATACCAATATAGGCGAGGTACCCATACATATTTTTAGGAATAAGATGTTCGGGGTACCCAAAATCGGCACGCAAACCGTATACTTTACACTTTTTACCCACTAATTCGGAAAAAAGTTGATTAACATCGAAAAGTTCGACGATCGTGGTACATTTTTTAAGAAGTTCGTAAGTAAGGCTCATTATATTATATTATATTACACATTAGTTGCTATTGTTTAAGTCCATATCGTCACTTAATGTATTGTAAAGTTCCGTCCAATCCACGCTTCCGTGAAGATTATATTTTTCGATAAAGTGTAAGAGTGTTTTCCGACACTTGAATTCATTTTTAAAGTAGTTCATCCAAAAATCAATCCATTCTTCTGAAATGTGTCTTGGAACAATCATGGTTTTCAAACCATCTTTCGCCAACATTTGTAATGCCGGTTCGAGAATACCCATTCGCATACCGTTTTCGTATTTCTCTTCATACATAAAATCAAGTATATGCATTTTATCATTAAATGAAGAAACACCAAAATACGCGACGTGGTCGAGATGTTTAGGATTACATTCTCTAGGAAAATTGTGTTCTGGTTTCACACCGTATACTTGTGAATATGTACCGTGTGCAAACTTATCACTTCTAAAACTCGATAAAATACCGTCGAGTTTTGGAAGTCGTTCAATAGTAACAGCTTGTTTTGTAAGTTCGTAAATAAGAGACATTTTTATATTAATATTATATCTGATCTATATCACTTAGGTCTTCTCTGTACATTAATATTTCTTCAGCAACAATTTGATAAAATGCCATTTTATACGCTAAAAATCCGAATAAGGTTGCCCCCATATTAAAATCAAATGGTAATTCCGATGTGTTCCACAAAGATTCAGCCAATGCGAGACATGTCGGTAACAATAATCGTTTATTTAAACCAGGTACTTTTTCTATGTTATCGACGTAAGAAGAAAGTGAATCGACATACATATAAGATGCAATTGTACCCAAAGTCGCTGACACACCATCAATAGGTGTATGAAAAATAAAATGGTACGTTGAAACGGCGATACCGTATTGTAAAGTTGATTTCCTAATTTTAGCCTTGACTTGTTCGTATTCAGCTATACCTTCTTTACGTTTAGTAGGACATGATATTCGAATGGTTTTAGTGTACGGATTTATTATACTCAGCATTACATTACATTTTATTTAGTATATTTTCTTTAAACTTTTTCTCTTTCTCTTCAAAGGCTTCACACCTTTCTATAGATTCATGTAAACGAACTTGTAACTCGACGAGTTTATCCTCGTGTACAAAATCGTCTTTAGGTACCGGTGATAATTCCCATAAAATACCATACATTCTGTTATACATGAGTTCTCTTTTATAATTTTGTACCTCCCTATATTTAGATCGATTTAATTCGTTTGAGTATTTTACAATATCAAACGTATCCGTAAAACAAAACTCACTATACGCGTGTTCATGGAGTTCCGTACAGTTCTCGCCATCGCCGAATAAGTTTATCGAGTTTTTCAGTTTTTCCTCCCATACCGTATTTTCGTTTTTTGGGTGCCCCTGGGCACTCGAGAGAACACGCGTCGTATTTATTAACTTTGTCCCATACGAGTCTTTGTATGTCACCCGGGAGTTCGTTTGTCGCTTGACAAAAGGCGAGAATGTAGTCGTACGTGTGTAAGGCGATATAGTCTTCCATTTCATTTTTTATTATTTTTCCATGTATAATATAACTTAGGTTGTTTTGGTATTTCTAAAATGATTGTTTCATTCGCTTCATTTTTGGATACGATATAATCATTATCAAATACATTTATCGAAGGAGATGTTTTTATACTCACGGGGTTTGGGGTAGGCGCTATTAAGTTACATACACTTTTGTAGAATGTAAACATAACTGTTAGTAATTACCTTTATTTTTTTTATATACTAAATACAATATGGTATCTCTCCAGGACTTACCAAAAAAAGTACAATACATAATTGTGGATTCCGAATTCGTTAATGGTACAAATAACACATTCACTATTGATTTATCACTTGAATCTAATCTACACGTCGAAGAAATATCAGAAGTAATTGGTATAAAACCAGTTGATTTTTATATCACACAAGTAGGTGAAAATGATTTAGGCAATACAAATGTAGCAAAGTATATAGATATAGTATGTGATGATATCCCAAAACGTGGTCAAATACTAAATGAACGTAACGGACAGATCCTAGCGCGCGTACCATTAGAACGAAGTTTTACGGGAAGTAATGATTTTATCATGCGTGATAAACAGTGGAGATCGTTTCAGCGTCAGACAAATTTATTCAATCCCATATCGATACAAAAACTTAATTTTAAAATATACGAATCACAAGGTGACGGTGATTATAAAACGCTCCAACCGGATGCGAATTGGTACATGGTTCTTGAAATAACAACCATAGACGTCAAAGAAAAACCTATCAATAAAGAAGTACAAATTCTCGAAGCGTTACATAAACTTATCGGGAAGATAGATGATCTTAACATAAACGTTAAAAAACTTCCAGATAAGGAGGATATCGAAAAAATGGAAATAGAAAAAAAGAAAAAGTATCCTTTACGTTATTTAGTGTTATTTTTAGCTATGATTATTGGTGGATTTGTATTTGTAAAAAATAAATTTACGCCTTCGGTTCCTCAACCTTCTTTTTAACGACACGCTTTACGGTTTTCTTTGGTGTAGTCGTCTTATTTTTCTCTGGTGCTGGAACTGGTTCTGGAGCTGGAGCTGGAGCTGGAGCTGGTTCTGGAGCCTTTGGTGGAGCTGGAGCTGGAGCTGGTTCTGGAGCCTTTGGTGGAGCTGGAGCTGGGGCTGGAGCTGGAGCTGGAGCTGGAGCTGGAGCTGGAGCTGGAGCTGGAGCTGGTGGTTCGATTACATCGACAATTTGTTTAAGAATACCATAAATAGTTTCTTTATTGATTTTCGGTCTTTGAAGTGCATCTTCAATTTGTTTTCTGATAGAGTCCATCGCGTAATATATATAAAAGAAATATTATCTTTATACTAAATGTTATTCATTGGTCCAACTCCCTTGAGTGGTATAGGTCAACACTGTAAAAAATATATGAACCTTTTTCCTAGAAGTAAATACTTAGAAATACACGAAAAAATTCCGGAATGTGAAAGAGCGTTTATATTTGCTTTACCTGTACCATACTGGTTAGATAAAATACCAGAAATAAAAAGAAAAATTAAACATGTGACGTGTATGACCGTATGTGAAACAGAAACAGTACACGAAGATTATGGTAAACTTTTTGACTTATTCGATAGAATTGCCGTACCGAGTGAATTCTGTAGAAAAGTTTTTAAAAAACAGTTTCCTGATAAAGATTTTTTCGTTATACACGCACATATACCCGATAAGAGACCGTATACGTTTTACCATATAGGTAATGTTCACGACCCACGTAAAAATTTTAATAAAATCATAGAAACATTCGTACGTATGAATAAACCAGATTCGCGTTTATTGGTAAAAGCAACGTGTAAACAACCCGTCGAAGCGCGAATACCTAATGTTACGTTTATAAACGGACTCATATCAGATGAAGAAATGGAAAAAATACATGAAATGGGAGACTGTTATGTCAGTTTTTCGTCTTCAGAAGGTGTAGGCATGGGAGCAGTCGAAGCAGCTTTACGAAACAAACCCGTTATTATAACTGATTATGGTGGTGCTCCTGAATATGTCAAAACACCGTATACTATAAAATGTGGTTTACAAGAAATACCGAGAGACGATTTTTTATTCAAAGCGGGTATGAAATGGGGTAAACCCGACGAAAATCAATTACGAGAGTTTATGGAAGATGCATATACCAAAAAAATAAGGTATATGGAACATCCGAGGACTCACATGTTAACGTGTAAAGAAAATGTATTACAAGAATTCGTCGCTAATATAATTGGTAAGGAAAGTAATAACGCCAGTCAAGATGGCGCCGGACATGAGTGATCCTCGTTGGGCAATAAGCATAGCAACAATATCATCAATAAATTTAATATTGGTTGGTTTCTTAAGAAGTTCTGGTACGATTTTTGAAATTGCAAGATAAAGCGCCATTGCTACTATGACGGGTCTGAGCGTTTCCTGATCTAACATTTTTTATAATAAAGAAACATTTATTTTTGGTCTAGTTCCTAACACTTGATTATCTATTCTATGTTTTTTACAATATTCTCCACATACGGCTTTGAATGAACACTTTTTTCCCGATAGCGTGAAAGCTTTACATACGCTCCGGTTTTCGGAAACGTCTCGTTTAGGTACAGAATCAATAACCTGAATTGGTCTTGTTTTTTGACATTCAAGTTTTTTCTTCCGCATTTTATCAAGAATACGTGCCATTTCTTCTGGTGTTTTTTTATTTGTTTTTAAAGTTTTAGATACACGTAAACAATCATCGTAATTTTGAATATTTGATTGATGTTTTTTAGTGAGTACATTTTTCGTATCACTAAAATTTGTTTGAGTAACGGTAGGTAAAAAGTATTGCGACATTTTTAATTTACATTTTACTGTAAAATAAAATAACTTAGGTTAATAAAGAATGTGGTTCTTTGTAAAACTCAGAAGAACTTACAGTTTTACTCTCGGTGAGTAGACATGTATATCAAATTTGTAATTGTTTTAATTGACATGGTATGAAAATCACTCAACATGTATTCTGGATTACATGCTAATTCTAATATACGTTCATTATCATCTGGTCTTACAGGTGTTTCAAAATTTCGGATATAATCAGCAGCTATATAAATTATAGCATCGATATATTCTTCTATAGCCATTTCTAACCACGAATTTTTAGGTGTTCCCCATGTAACTGTATCCATATCAACACGGACACCGTGACCATATTTTGTTTTTCCCAATTCGAGTCTTTTTAAAATAAATTCTCGCATATTATACTTATGTATCAAAACTTTTAACTATATTGTTCAATTGTTATTAAATTCAGTACAGTATAAGTTGAATAATAAATTATATATACGTCCGATACTACATATATCGCCATAATCAAACATATAATTAAATATACGGTATGAAAGTATACATATTTCATATCTTCTTTTGAAATACCATATAAACACAACATCGAAAGTATAAGATTTATAATGTTCAATATGTTATATAATATGAGTGTAAATAAACAATTCACAAAAAATGTAGTAACGTGAATAATCTTAGTAAAAAGTATATCAGTTCTTTCGTAAACAGACTCGGGCTCGGGCTCGGGCTCGGGCTCTTCTCGAATAGGTGGTTGCATTTCTAAATTTATACCAATGGCTGGAACGCCGTCGGGTTGTTGTACATGATTATAATACATAAAAGATAAAGACCAGTATTTTTTATGTATCTTAAATGGTCAAAAGAATGTTATTTGTGTGAATGTCCCCTAGAACCATGTATACACACAAATACCACGGAAGAACGTATTCTTATACGTAAATATAGAAAAATGCGCCCCATTTTTACTGTCAATAATGATATGTACTTGAAATTTTTTGGTACGGAGGTAAAACGTGTATGTTATGCATGTTATATAAATTCGTATAAAGTGGGAATTACCACGTTACGTGACCGCGAGTGTGGTCGCATAAAAAATATTCATCCCGCACCCAAGTCAAAAACAAAATATGAATTAATATATTGGTTCGAAGGACTAAAAAGATACTTAAGTAAAAGGTGCAATATAACATAAATGGGTGAAAGTATTCAAAAACTCACACACGTGGAGCATATTTTAAAGCGTCCAGATTCGTATGTTGGACCAGTTTCACGTGTAGCCGAACCGTACTGGGTGTATGAAAATGATCACTTTGAAAAGAAAAATGTCGTCTACTCACCAGCACTTTTAAAAATATTTGATGAAATTTTAGTAAATGCGATCGACAGGAACTCCATGTACCCAAAAAACGTAACGTCGCTCAGTGTATCTATTGATAAAGAAACGGGTGAAATAACCGTGGAAAATAATGGACCTTTGGGAGGCATTGCGGTAAAAATGCATGAAAAAGAAGGTCTTTGGAATCCCGAATTAACATTCGGACATTTACTCACGAGTACAAATTATGACGATACACAAAAACGCGTCGTTGGTGGGCGTAACGGGTATGGTGCAAAACTTACAAACGTATACTCGACGAAGTTTTCCATTAAAATTAAAGATGGTGAAAATAAGTGTATGTATACACAAGAATGGACAGATAATATGAAAACGTGTGGTACACCCAAAATAAAAAAGTATTCAAGTGCTACGTCGAGTGTTTCTATTACTTTTGTTCCCGATTGGAAAAGGTTTGGTATGTCAAAAATGGATGATTCTATCTATAAAATATTCGAAAAACGAGTATACGATGCAAATATTTGTACATCACAAAACTGTAAAGTAAAGTTTCAAGGTGAACCTTTACCAAAATCTACGTTTACTACGTATGCTAAAATGTATACAAAAATGGATGAGATGTGTACGTTTACGAGTGATAGATGGTCAGTGTGTATCGCTCCTTCAGATGATGGGTTTGAACACGTATCGTTTGTGAATGGGATATGTACAACAAAAGGAGGTTCACACGTTGATCACGTTTCGGGAATACTCGCAAATGGTATTATCGAAGATATGGCAAAGAAAATAAAACTTCGACCCCAACAAGTCAAAAACGCATTTTTCGTTTTTGTAAAAGCGACGTTGGTCAATCCGAGTTTTAGTAGTCAGGTCAAATCGGAATGTACACTTAAACCACAAGATTTCGGAAGTAAATTTGAACCACCGAAAACGTTCATTAAAACTATTCTAAAAACGAGTATTCAATCGGAACTTATGGCGTTATCAAAGTTTCGCGAAATGAAAGAACTCAAGAAAACGGATGGGTCTCGTAAATCAAAAATAACGGGTATTCCAAAACTCGACGATGCAAATAAAGCTGGTACACAACACTCGGGTAAGTGTACACTTATTGTGACCGAAGGTGATTCCGCAAAAACGTTGGCAATTGCGGGTCTTTCCGTAGTTGGTCGAGATCATTACGGCGTTTTCCCACTTCGAGGCAAATGTAAAAATGTTCGTGATGCGAGTGTAAAACAACTTACCGAAAACAAAGAGTTTAACGATCTCAAAAAGATTTTGGGACTTCAACAAGGTAAAGTATATACGTCACTCTCCGAACTTCGGTATGGTCGACTCATGATCATGACCGATGCGGATAACGATGGAAGTCATATCAAAGGTCTCATTCTTAACATGATTCACTATTTCTGGCCGAGTTTACTCAAACTTAATTTTGTCGTGAGTATGGTCACACCAATCATAAAAGCGACAAAAGGTTCAGAAACCAAATCATTTTATACAGATTCAACGTTCAGACAATGGTACGGTAACGGTAAACAAGGTTGGAAAATTAAATATTACAAGGGTCTCGGTACGTCAACGTCTGCGGAAGCACGCGAATACTTTAAAAAAATAAAAGATCTTACCGTTCAATTCGACACGGATGAAACTATGGACGATTCAATTATTCTTGCGTTTGATAAAACAAAATCAGATTCGAGAAAAACGTGGTTACTCGAGAGTACTGAAAAAAAGGCATCGGAACTCGAAATACCATATGGAAACGTTGAGCGTCTCGGTATTTCCGACTTTATTCATAAGGATCTTGTTAATTTCAGTCTCGCAGATTTGAAAAGATCTATTGCACACGTTTCCGATGGTTTGAAACCGTCTCAAAGAAAAGTCTTATACGCATGTTTCACAAAGAATCTTACGTCGGAAATGAAAGTCGCGCAGTTAGCCGCGTACGTTTCAGAAAAAACATCGTACCACCACGGCGAAGTCTCTTTGGCCGATACGATTGTAAAACTAGCACACAATTTTATGGGTTCGAATAACATAAATTTACTCGAACCGTGTGGTCAGTTTGGTACGAGACTTATGGGTGGTAAAGATGCGAGTCAGACGAGGTATATATTCACAAAACTTACGAAAAGTGCGCGTCAGCTTTTTGACCCTAGAGATGACCCCGTTTTACAGTATTTGGACGACGATGGTAAACAGATAGAACCCGAGTATTATGTTCCTATTTTACCAACCGTTTTAGTAAATGGGACTGAAGGTATAGGTACAGGATTTAGTTCCTATATTCCACCGTTTAATCCAGATGATATACGCATGAATATAGAACGCGTACTCACAGGTGAAAATGTTATACCAATGAAACCGTGGTTTGATAAATTTACGGGTCGCGTTTTTAGTAACGAAGAAGGATTATGGATTACGGAAGGTACATGGGTACACACGGGTAACATTTTAAAAATTACCGAACTTCCACCGGGACGTTGGACACAAGAATACAAAGAGTATCTCGATACACTTATGGAAAAGAAGAAAATTACAAACTACACAAATAATAGTACGACGGAAAGTGTTAATTTTGAAATAACGGGGTATACCGGTAAAGATATAATAAAAGATTTCAAACTCCAAAAAACGTTTCATGTATCAAACATGCATTTATTTCATCCAGAAAAGGGTATCCATAAATATACGAGTCCAGAAGAAATACTTCTCGACTTTGTAAGTATACGAACAAAGACGTATAAAAAAAGAAAAACGCATCTCATTACAACATTGAAAAATAAACTACAAAAACTGGAAAATGTGTCAAAGTTTATTGATATGGTTATACACGAAAAACTTATTGTTTTCAAACGCAAACGTTCGGAACTTGAACATGAAATGGAAAAGATATTTGATAAAATAGATAATTCGTATGACTATTTATTAAATATAAAAACGTACCAGTATACACACGAAGCTGTACAAAATCTCAGGGAAGAAACTACAAAGTCAAAAGTAGAACTTGATACATTACAGAAAATGTCACACGTCGATATGTGGAAAAGGGATTTAAAAATATATAAACAATAAGTAGTAAGTATGTGTGATACATCTGGCCCAAACACGGGTGCCATACTATCACTTAATGCAATTGGTAAACAAGATACGTACCTTTTAGAAGACGATCCTATTCATTCACTCTTTAAGTATGAACCTAAAAGACACGCAAATTTTACAAAGTTTCATAAAAGTCTAAACGTGAATAAACCAAGTAATTCTTCAACGTCTTGGCCTTTTGGTGAAACCATAAAAGTTACGTATAACCCGAGAAATATGGGAGATCTTTTAGCAAACATGTACATATCTTTTGAATTACCCGCTCTAGGTTCCTATAGTTATTACGCAGACCAAATTGGTAGACATATTTTTAAATCAATAACCATGCGCGTAGATGAAACGGTTGTTGAAAAATTTCATGGAGATTGGGGTATCATATACGATGAGTTATATTTAGATGAATCCGAAAAACGAACAAAAAGATACACGGTAAATAGAAATAATGCAGAAGATACGTCTTTACTACCAGGTAATCAAACATTAGCCAGAAATAAGTCGCGTGTTTTTATACCAATACCTTTACTTTTTTCGCGTAAATATGAAAGTGATGAATATGAAACAAACACACCAAATCGTCCATATTTTCCAACGTGTGCCATACACAAACAAAAGCTCCAGTTTGAATTCGAGTTTCATAAACAGACTTTTTTTACAAACGAAACAGGTTCTCTTTCCTTAAACGAATTTGATATCGTTACCGAAGAAATAACACTTGAACCCAGTGAACGCGCATATATAAAAAATAGAAGACACGTTTTTGTTACCGATATTGTTAAAAAACACCCTTCGTTAGACATTTCAGCTGGTGTTCGAAACGCAAAACTCGAACTTGTTCCAAAAATACCAGTAAAAACACTGAATTGGTTTTTTAGACAGAAAGCATTTGAAAACGAAGATACATATGAAGGTGGTACATCTTTAACAGCAAATGTGTTTGCAAATAGGTATAATTTTTCGTCGAGTAACGAATATTCTATTTTGAACGAATTTTACAATACACCTATGTTAAATGCTAAAATATTTGTAAATGGTGAAGATATACCAAATATTCAAGATAGTGATCATAAATATTTTAAATACGTTGTCCCATTTACGAGTCGATTATCGAGACCTTTTAGAAGTATTTATACATACGCATTCTCGATGAATCCAATTAATGTAGAACCATCGGGAATGTTGGATTTTAGTCAGTTACAATCTAATCGAACGGTTTTAGATGTTACTATGAAAGAAGGTCTTACGAGTGATTACACTTTACACTTGTATTATGTCGGATACCAAACATTTATTTTTGAAAATGGTGTCATGTCACTTGTTTAGAAAAAAGTTCATTTTTATTGTTGTGAATATATTCAATTATATTATTTTTTATACACCATCTTATGAAATTCAGTTGTGCCACGGTCGTATGTATTTCATTGGATGTACCCGGAACGGTGTATGATATTTTTGTTGATCTACAAAATGGATCGAACAATTTTTTACTATACCCATCTAAACTCGATTTATATGCACAGTGTACACTAAATATTTTACCGTCGTTTGTTTTGTACGATAAATTATTTTTCTTTGAGTAGTTCGTAATAAACCATTCTAGATTTCTTAAAGAAATCCCATTCGTTTTGTTTAAAATTTCTAAAAGTGTAGCTCTATTCTCGGGGATATTATAAAAACTATCAATTGATGTTAGTAGAATAGCTGATTTGTTCATTATTACATAATTCCACGCAAATCTTTAAAGTCCTTTCTTGATACTTCACATGCCGGACACCCTGGTTTAAATATACACTCCGTTAAATTGTGTGTATGTCGTATACCATCGTTATTTTTAAATACCATTTCTACCGGTCCTCTAAGTTGAGGCTGATCGATATGACTCCCACACATTCCATTAAGTTTGGCTCTTGCTATACACGGAGAACCATCCTTTTTAAACCCCCTACAGAAATTTAATGGGTTTGGAATTTCTGAAAGTAAAAGTTTTAAATTTATAGAATATTTATGTGATATTTTTTCCATTAGTTTTATACTACGTCTATATACTTCCGTTTCAACTTCCTCTTCCCAAAGTGTCTGTAATTTTTTGGACGTCATATTTTATATACGTCACTATTTTTTAAGCGATTTGAACATATCACTTATTTTCTGCTGCCCTTCAATTTCATCCTCTACTTTTTTCTTAGGTCGTCGTTTTGGTTTAACACGTGTTAAAAGTTCGCCGAATATTTCTTCTTTTGGATCTTCAAAAAGTGGTTCAATTAAATCACACACGGGATTTAAAAATTTGTTTATGAAATAATAATTATAATCTATTTTTAAATTATTATCCTTTGCATATTTTGGATCCTCAGACTTTTCAAATGCCTTTGCTTTCGGATCACCCGTATCGATAAGAATATAAGGTACACGATCACCCGATTGTGGTTCGGAACCCGGTTGTCTTTCACGCATTTTTCTTACAACTTGGACGTGTGCTTGATTAATATCCTTAATATCAGGACTATTAATAGAAACTGTGAAACCTTTTACTTTATACGAATCAGAAAGACTTTGTGAAAGTATCAACTTTTCATTCGGTACATCACCTTCAATAAGTTCAATAGCTCTTTGTAAAGCGAGTGCTTTTGGTGGCCCGGTATCACTACTTTCTAACACGACATCGAGTAGTTCTTTACACACTTCACGCATGTGTGGTGTATTATCACGTCGAACCAATTGAAGACCTTTAACATCTATATAATCCATATTCATATTCCCGTCTTTTCCTTTTGTCCATAGTTTCGCGGCGTACCTCTTTTTTGAATACAAAAAGTACGGACAATATACTTTCTCGAGTTCGAGATTATTTGGTGCTTTAAACAGTTTGGTACACTCACCCGCGGCACGTTCACCAAGTTCCCAACTATACTCGATCGCTTCCATACCTTTACGATTTCCAACGTCAAATTCGACCATAACAGAATCCGTATTATGAACGACGAGATCACCTGGACCCACATGGAAATGATGGGATTTGGTTGTTAAATCATACACGTAACCATATATTTTTCCAAGACATTCAATTTTTTTTATTTTTTGTGGATCTTTTCTTTGTGTAGACTTTGTCCACGTTTGTCTGAAAATGAATGGTTTATCATCTCGCGTGTTTATAGAAACGTTGTACCCCAATTTTCGTCCTAACATATACATTCCCATACTCCCTTCTTTACC